GTGGATGGGACTGGGATGAGATTACACGCCTTGACCTCAGTACCACGAAGCCTGTTGACGTTCTTGTAGTGACACGTGACCAAGAGACACTCGATAACGCAGCGAAAGCAAAGCGTCGAGCAGAAGCACTTACACTCGTGCTCCAAAGCCCCAACATCAATGGAAAGAAGCGCGATGAGGAGATATTACGCTCTGTGGGTGATTACACCGATGAGGAGATTTCAGAGTTTATGGATGTTCAGACGTACTCAGATAGAAAGGCAGTCAAGCGTGCAGAGGTTGCTATTGAGCATATCATTCGTGATGAGAAGGTAGACCTATGGTATGGAGCGAACATTGCTTTCATTCAGAAGATTCTTGACTATGCAAGTGATAGACGGGCTACTCTCGGTGCTTACTATGAGGCACTTGTGAACTACGCAAACGCACACTATGAGATTGCACAGCAGAACATTGAGAAGAAAGTAATGGAGCAAGGGACACAACAGGGGCAGGGGGCCACAGGAGAGACACCGCTTACTAATCCATCAGGGGCACTAGCACAACCAGAATCGGCTAATCCGGGGATGAGTGGAGGTATGTCACGTGCTATGAGCGTAGCGGAACAAGCCGTATGAGCGAACTCGATAAAGTAAAAGATATATTCCTCTCAGATGTGGATGAGGAAACTCTTGTGGAGAATCAACGCAAGATACAGGAGTGGGAATCAGAACTGCGGAAGAATAATGCCTACATGGCATGGCGTGAGCATGGTATCACGGGAGAATTGAACAAGATGGTGCGAGGGGCATACCGCGACCATGCGATGCAACTCGCGACGAATCGCAATCTTACGGAGCAACAGCGCGAGACACTATGGGCGAAGCAGGATGCGTGTTTATTTATTCTCAGTCTTACTGATAAGGATGCAAAAACATCGCTTGATTCAGTATTGCGGGAGATTAAACATGCGGTAAACGCCACAAATCTATATTAGTTTTATATTATTTCAACATGGGAAAAACAAGAGCAACAGAAGTCACTCAAGAAGTGAAAGCAGAAGTTACCAGTAAGCCAAAAGCAACAGAAGTCACTGTTACATGGCGTGGTGGTTCACGTGTATATTCTGAGAAGGTACATGGTGAGAACTTTGCAGAACTCGCGAAGGAGTTTGCGACAAAGTTTGACGGAGTAGTGGCGTAATTTTAGGGGGCTTTCGAGCCTCCCATAAAGAACACCACGTTCTTTCCCGTAGAGGAACGGCTTTATATCCTCACCGTTATAGGACGTTAAAACCTATCCCTCAGAGAGTGAGGCCATAAAAATATATGACAGCAGAAGAAGAAGCGATGAAGGCTTATGCCGAAGCAGGCGTAGACCTCCCAGAACTTAAAACCGAGGAACCCGAGGTACCACAAGAACCGACTGAACCGAAAGTGGACGAGCCAACGGAACCCGTAGAACCTTTAATAGAAGAACCAAAGGTAGAACGCAAGCGATCAATCTACGATGACTTGAAGGATAAGAAATCCGAATTGAAATCAGAGAGAACGCTCCGTGAGCAAGCGGAACATGAAAGAGACGAACTCAAGTCAAAACTTGAGGCACGTGAGAACGCTGTTACTCCCGAAGAAAAGCAATTTGCATCAGATGACCTTGAGAGTTTTGCACAAGAAATTGGCGCAGACCCACAAGCAATCAGAAAGATGAAGGAACTTTTCCTCAAAGATGCACAACCGCAATCCGACCCTGCACTTGCAGAAAAGCTCGCAAAGTTTGAAGCATGGCAGGCACAGAATCAGGAAGTAATGGAGAAGCAGATGTTTGAAGACGAGTATCAATCATCGTTACCAAAACTCAAGGAAATACTACCGAAAGCATCTGAGGAAGAAATGCAAGGTGTACGAAAGGAAATTGAACGGCTCTCCCATACAAAGGAGTACCACGACAAAGACCTCGACTACATTGCATGGAAAAACAAAGAGACGCTTTCTGCACTTATCTCTCCTAAAAAAGCAGGACTAGAGCGAAAAGGAAGAACCGACGCACAGGAAGAAATCTCGACAGAATTTAACCCTAATGCAGATTATTCTAAGATGTCGCTCAAGGAACGCGAAGTATGGGAAGAAAGTTATCGCAAGATGATGGATAGAGCAGAAGGACTATCAGTAGATGCCAACGGAAAGAAAATCCTCGTATAGACTTTTGGACTAAACACCAAAAAAAATGGCAGCAAATCCAAACACGATGACTTTTAAGACCGTGTTCAACGCAGAATACCAGATGTCTCACTTCCGAGAGCCTGTGTACCAAATTCTCGCAGACACAAGCCTTGAATCATCTTTGACCAAAGGACAAACCGTAGCACGCTCATACGCATCAGACGTTCAAGTGAACGATATGGGTGCAGATGGAAGTTACGCAGTACAAGCAATCACTGATACTCAGGAGACACTTGTTATCAACAAGGAAAAGGAGGCAAGTATTTACATCAAGGACCTTGACCTTCTCCAGGCTCACCTTCCAGTGAAAGTAAAGTACGGACGTAAACTTGCGAACGCGCTTATCAATCAGATTGACGGTGACGTACTTCTCGCTGTATATCAGGGAGCAGGAACAACACTTGATGATGGTTCTTTTGCGGGTACAGCAGGTAATGGTGTGACTGTAACTGCATCTAATGTAGCGACAATCTTTACTACTGCGATGCAAAAACTTCGCCTCAAGAACGTTGTATACAACAAGCGTTTCCAAGGTGGAATGAAGTTGGAAGTACCAGAAGGTATGCCAGTGGCGACTATCTCACCAGAGATTCTTTCGTACATTGAACTGTACCTCGGTGGAAAAGATACTCTCCTCGGAGACCAAGTATCTCGAAACGGTTACTCAGGTTACTTCATGGGCTTTGAACTCTTTGTTTCAAACGCACTCTCATGGACTGCAACACTCGAATTGCCAACCATCCCAACCGCAGGTGATACCATCACCATCAATGGTGTAGTACTTACCGCAGCAGCAGATAACTCAGCAACAAACGCTGGTGATTTCTCAATCGAAGCGGCTGTAGACGATGCAGCAGCGAACCTTGTGCTTCTCATCAACGGTACAGGTACAGCAGGTTCAGATGAATACATTGATGTATCAGTAGCAAACCGACGTTTGCTCAAGAACATCACTGCATCATACGCTACTGGTACCAACCTTTTGACCCTCGTGGCATCAGGATGGGGAACTGTAGAAGTATCGGAGACACTTACTCCAGCAGGAGATGTGTGGACAGCAGGGAAAGAGTGTATTCACCCAATCTTCTCTCTTTCTAAGTCATGTTCACTCGTGGTACAGAAGGAGCCAAGCCTTACGAATCGACCATCACCACAGGCACGTATTGGAGAAGACTACATTGCATGGACAGTTTACGGAATCAAGGTCTTCACCGACCAGGCTCCACAGATTGTACAACTCTCTGTACGTTCAGATTCCTTTACCTCAGCAGCAACACTTAGTAAGTAAAGACTAACTAGTAACTACTATGAAAATTCTTGAAACAATAGGAATCGCCATTGCAGGTATAGTAGTTGGTCTATTACTTGCGGGTGCGTACCAAAGTCAAAACCTAGCAGGCGTGTATAATCAAGTATCTGGTAACTTCCCAGCACTTGTTGTATCAAACGGTAATGCTACTACGAGCACTTCACTCGGAAAGGCATGTCTCACGATGATACAAAGTAACGGTACAACCGTATACTGGTATGCAAGCGCAACAGGGAACCTAGCAACAAGCACATCAAGCTGTAACTAGTCTCTCTACTCTGCCTTCTTTCGGGAAGGTAGGGCTAGGGAGGTTACAATTAAAATATAAACATGAAAACACCAACATTATACAAAGTACTTGACGCGGTAACGGCTACAACAGAGTCGGAACCAGTCAATATTGAGAATGCAGAGAAGGTGACACTTGAATTTACACGAACAAACCACGGTTCAGGCTCAACATCTTTCGCTGTGGCTGTATCAGTCGATGGTGTAACGTATGTTACGTTCAACAAGCTCATAGACAATGTGGTGAATACAAATGCTCAGACTCTCACAAGAGTCGCTGCAGTATCTCTCGCGTCGAACACATCAAAACACTACTCTATGGACTTGTCACAAGATGCGTTCAGGTGGATGAAAGTGACAGCAACAGAGACAACAGACGGCACACACACATGCAAAGCACTTGTGACCTATAACTACTAAAAATGATAATTCGCCCACAAAGAAATTTCACCATTGTCCGCCAGATAGCCAATCACCTTGACACGGCTACGTACTATGTGCGCGCTGTTATACGAGACTCATATACTGATGCAATCCTAGACACGCTTGACCTTGCGGACAAGGGAGGGCAACGCTTCACAAAGAATTGGCTTGTGGCACCAGACCCGTTAGGACTGGGACGCGATATTTCGATTGTAACCTCTGTGTACACGGATGCGGGGTACACAACAAAGAGTGAGAACTATGGTGATGAGGAAAATACATACCTTATCGAAGAAAATAGTTCACACGGTAAGGGTGGTGGTTCTGGTGTAGATGCACGTACAGTACGCCGTATCATACAGGAGGAAATTGCGAATATACCAAAACCAGAGAAGGTAGAGTTTCCCAAAATTCCAAAAGCACAGGAGGTGAAGTTTGATTCTGTGCTCTCTGCTATAGAATCACTCAAAATCGCACTCAAACCAGAGAAACCAGAAAAGGTTGATTTTAAGCCATTATATGACGCTCTACAATCGATTCTAAGCGCAGTAAATGAGAAAGAGGTAACAGAGCCTACGGATTTAACCCCTGTACTCGAAGCAATTGACGCACAAGACACAAACCTCACTACATTGCGTGGGGAACTACTCGAAACGCTTGACGCGCTCGATACAACGGTACTAAAAACAGTACCGAAAGAGATTGCGACACTCATTCGTGGAACTACGTTTGGTATTTCTCTCACTCCGACAAGTACACCGAACATGAAGGAGGAATCTGAAAAGGAAGAGAAAGAAGAACCAGCACCACTCGACTTAAGTAAACTTTCAATATGATAAGTTCAGGAACCGAACTCGTAACCTTCGTTACTTCACTCAACGGCGAAGCATCTATCGACCCGACACTTCTAGATGTGCTTGTAGATAATGCGCGCACTATTCTTGAAGAGGAGAGACCGTGGATGGTGCTGAGGAAGACGGACAGTTCAAAGACAGTTACTACGGCAAACACATGGCAGACTGCTATTGACCTTTCTACTATTACCGACTTTTCACGATTCTATGTGAATCAAGATGGTGTGGTGTTACGTCTTTTTGATAATGCGAACGCAATCCACTACATCTACCTAAAGACATTCGACCAGAGACTTGAGTACAAAGACGTATCGGGGACATGTGTATTTGATGAGAATACAAAGATGCTGTATCTCAATGGGACACTCCCGTACAGTGGTACTCTCCACATTCCCTACGTATCAACATCACCCGCAATAGACTTAACGAGTACTAGCCCTGTATGGACGAACTTCCCATCACGCTTTCTTGCTCTCCTTGGGTACTATGCGATTCAAGTGTATAAGGGTGCTGTAGATTATGATTCGATAAACCGTGAAATGCTTCCTGAGAATAGGGAGACGATGCGTGTGCTCAAAGATGCTTTAGTAAATTGGGACAATGAGAAGCAACTTGCATCGTTGCAGAGTAACGACCCGACAGAATACATGGGGGGTACACAACGCTTGGGTGTTGTAAATAGATATGAATAATGGAAGACTTCAAATTAGATAAATTCTTTGGACTTCAAACCTCAGTCAAGGACACTAAAACCTTGAAAGCGGGGTATTCTCCTGCATCTCGGAACTGGATTACCTCTCGATTCAATGACTCTATTGAACTCCGCAGAGGGTATGCGCGACTTGGGGCTACAGAAGTGACGGGACTCGGTAAGGTGACAGGGCTTGGGATAGGACTGCGCTATGATGGTGTTTCGGTTCCTTTTTTTAGTTATGGACGCAAGGTGAAGTACTACGATGTAGTCACCGATGATACTATTGAGGTGGGTAGTGACTTACTTCCTATCGCGGCAGATGGAGAAGATGTGTGGATGAAGGCGTATCAGGGGCTTTCGGGGTCTTTTGTGTACCTTGGCTCCTCTAATTCAGGTGTGTATAAGGTACCTACAGCGAATCCAGGGAGTGCGGTAGACCAGAGTGTGAATAACTACCGATGGGGAGTATTCCATGTAGGGCAGAACCGTGCTTTCGCAGGGCAACGTAACGGTACTGTAGCAGGGAATAACGATAAGACAGGACTCTATCTTTCATATATTGACAAAGACCAACTCTCAGACTTTACGCAGGTAACAGGTGAAGCCGTGGGTGCTTCGGGAAGTACTGTATATACAGGAACGCTTGCGGTAGCAGGAGCACCGAAGACAGTCATGTACACTTCGTTTGCAGAAGCAGGTGGAGAGACTCTTGTGGATGACAGGAACGGAAATCTTGTAGGTGATGCAGGGAGTACGGGAACTATCAATTACGCTACAGGTGCATATTCGATTACGTTCAACCATTCAACCGTGGGTGCGGTGACTGTATCGTACTACCACGAAACAGCAACGGCTGGGGGGATTCTTGATTTTAGTGGAGGCTATGCGAACGGACAAGCAAAGACATTCCGTCAAGATGATGGTGGTGGGAACTTGATGGCGATTTTCAATATCAATACTATCGAGTACTGTATTCACCAACTAAAAACATGGCAACTCACAACATCCCTCGACGATACAACAACGACAAACCTTCCATACCGTAACATCGGCATACCTTACCCTCGCGCGGCGTTTCAGACTCCAGAGGGTATTATCATGGCCGACCTTTCTCGACCTACCGACCCGAAGTTCCGCAAGATGCAGGTGTTACAGGGTACCAACATTCAAACGATTGAGCCTATATCTATTTCAGATGACCTCGACCTTTCAGGATATGCCTTCGATAAGTGTGTTGCTTTCAGGTGGGGAGACTATGAGATTTTCTGTGCTCAGGAGGTAGTTGCAGGTGTAGCCAATACGCACAATGGGATTATGTTTGTACATAACGTCGTATCAAACGCATGGGATGTGCTTGACTACTACGCATCATGCCTTGACGAGTTTAATGGCACACTCATTGCAGGAGACTCGGTATCGAATAATCTCTATACACTATTTTCAGGCTTTGATGATGATGGGGATATTATTGCGAATTACTGGACATCAAGTGACCTTAATCTCGGTACTGATAATCTCAAGAACTGTAGGCGCATGGTGGTGGATGGATTGATTCAACAAGACCAAAGCATTAAGGTATCACTCTCGTATGATGGTGGTGTATTTACTGAAGTATTTACGATTGAAGGAGATGGTACCTACGTGGATAGTGGTATTGAGACAGTAATAGGCTCTCAGACTATTGGCTCTAAGGTTATTGGTGGTGGAGGTTCTGCTACGGCATCACCATTTGAGGTTGATTTTCCTATCAATTCAGATCGCTTTGTTTCAGTACGTGTGAAACTTGAAGCACTTGGAGTCGGACATGCTCAGGTAAATTCTTTAAAATTTCTTGATATCAGGGATAAAGGAAGACATAATATCCCGAATAGAACTATCTAAATAAAATGAGCAAAATTTGTTCAAGATTAAATAGAAAAAGAAGTTGTAAAAAATGTAAAGGTGATTTTACTGTGCGTTGGGATGCTTCACCACAGACATTTTGTAGTAGGCTTTGCGCTAAAGAAGAAGCATATCTTAAAATTGGGTTAAGCCTAAAAGGTAGAGTTTCCCAATTTAAAGGAGTACCTCGTTCAAAAGAAACTGTAGAAAAAATACGTTTAGCTAATCTAGGGAGAAAAGTATCACCAGAGAGTAGACTAAAAATGAGTTTGGCAAAAATAGGCAAACCAAGCCCTAGAAAAGGATGTAAAATGTCTGATGAAGTAAGGAGACAAATGTCAATTTCTAGGATTGGAAGGATACCACCAAATAAAGGTAAAAAATCAAAATATTGCGGAGAATTGCATCATGGTTGGAAAGGAGGAGTGACACCAACAAATGAAAAAATACGCAAATCTATGGAATATCGACTGTGGAGGACATCAGTATTTGTAAGGGATGATTACACATGCCAAATATGTGCATTGCGCGGGGGCGAATTACATGCAGACCATATCAAACCATTTGCATACTTCCCAGAGTTACGTTTTGCCATAGATAATGGAAGAACACTGTGTGTATCTTGTCATCGTAAGACAGACACATATGGTCATAATGCAGTCAAAAATAAATAACGCCACATACATATTCACTTTATATATAATTTCACCATGATTAGTACACTTTTATCGAAAATAGTAGCACTCGTCGCTATTCCCGTTTTATTCTTCACAGGAGTATTCGCACCAGAACCCGCACCTATTGTGCCTGTAGAGCCACTTGGTGTCGCACTCCCATCAGGTACAGCAACTTTTGAGACATCGCTCGCTTCACCTATTACAAACAGCGCAACTACGATGTTGCTTTCGTCTGTATCAGTACGTGGTGGTACGACACTCTCAGGCTATCAGTGTTTTGCTATCGACGAAGGCTCTGCACAGGCGGAGTTTGTTTGTGGTACAGCATCGAGTACCTCTATAACAGGACTGGAACGGGGGCTTTCACCTGCGGATGGGGTTACGGAGACAACAGCACTCAAGTTCTCGCATCGTCGTGGTGCAAGTGTGAAGATTACCGACTTCCCACTTATTCAACGACTTAAGTCACAGGCGAGTGGTTCCGGTACATATGAAAGTGTGCTCTCATATGCAAGCGGCGTGACTCCAACAGGGGGGAGTGAGTTGGTAGACGTTGAATATTTAACTTCAGTAGTAACAGGAACATCAACACTTTCGTATAATAAGACTATAGTGAATGGAACCGCAGGAGAGACTCTTGCAACGGGAACAATTGTATACCTCAAAGCATCAGACTCTCGATGGTATAAGGCAGATAATGACGATACAAGTACTTATGTAGACCAGACACTAGGAATCGCACAAGGAGCTGGCACATCAGGAAATACTATCTCAGGTGGTGTACTTACCTATGGACTTGATAGTACACAGAAAGGAATGACAGGTGGTAACTTCATTTTTCTTTCCGCAACCGCTGGTGCAACATCAACTGCTACTACTTCACAAATCATCGGTAAAGCAATCACTGCTACAACGATGTTCTTTGATACGAACCTCATAGACAGTACCGTGTATGTGCCGACGACGTTTACGAGTACAACGACATTCACGGGCGCAACTCTAGGTATTGGTAGTTCAACAATTCGAGCAACAACTACAACAGGAATCTACACAAAGCCAACATCTTCCACTTTTAAGTATGCCGTTGTTGAAGTTCAAGGTGCTGGAGGAAACGGAGCAACAGACGGGGCAAGTGGAGCGGGAGGAGGATACGCAAAAAAAGTAATCTCAGCATCACAACTTACAGCAACAACTTCCGTTACGGTAGGAACTGCTGGCTTGGGAAGTGGCAGTACTTCTTTTGGTTCTTTTGTTTCAGCAGGTAATGGAGGTAATGCGTCTGGTAACACCGCAGGGGTAGGAGGTACAGCAACAACAGGTGATATGAACATAGATGGACAGTCTGGTGTAAATACAGTGGATGGGGGCTATGGTGGCAACGATGGAGGCAATTCGTTTTTAGGAAATGGGGGGCAGATTGGGTATAACGTTGCAGGCACACAAGTGCGTATCGGAACAAGTGGTACGGGGTATGGCGCAGGAGGTGCAGGAGGACAACAAGCAAGTGACGGTTCCCCATCAGGTGGAACAGGTGGGAGTGGCACTGTAGGTATCGTCATAATCACTGAATACTACTAACATGGCTACATCACCAACTGTAAACCGAAAAATAACTACTCCTACAAAGGAATCCTTAACTACGCAAATAAATGCTGCACAGGCAGCGTTAGATGCAAAAACAAAGGGTACTTCAAAGCCGTTAGCAACAGCAACTCCACAATCTACAGCATCAGGAAGTCTTAAAGACCTTTCTATCGCGCTTGCACCACAAAACCTCAGTAGTGGTGGTTCTATCAAAGACCTCTCTATTGGACTCGCCAAAGGAAATAAAATCACACAGGACGACATCACTCGTGCTCAGTCAGGCGGTGCTTCAC